GCTCAAGGTGCAACAGGTGCTCAAGGTGCAACAGGTGCTCAAGGTGCAACAGGTGCTCAAGGTGCAACAGGTGCTCAAGGTTCAGGAGGTTTAACTACTACTAATGCTGATACTTTAGATTCTTTAGATTCTTCACAATTCTTGAGATCTGATACTTCAACTACTTTTAGTGGGCAAACTGGGAGTGTTTTAACTGTTAGAATGGTAGATGGGCAGAATGCTGGATCAACTAGTGGAGGACTCGGACCTATACAGGTGTATCAGAATTCAAATGTAACAAATTCTGATGCATTTATGACATTTCATATTTCTGGAAGATATGCTACATATTTTGGATTGGATAGAGAAACCAACGATTTATTTACTGGTGGTTGGAGTGATGGTGCAGTAAAACATAAAATTTGGCACGCTGGTAATGATGGTTCTGGAAGTGGACTTAATGCTGATTTACTTGATGGATATGATATAGGAACATCTGGAGGTACAATTCCATTACTTAATGGAACTAATACTTTTAGTGGTTCAACAACCTTTAATACTGTTACTAATTTTACTGGAAGTGGCACTCAAATTCTCCTAAAAAATTCCACAGCCAACGATCCAACTGTTATTCTTAGGAATGATGGGATAAATTTTTATGCACTTCTCTCAAATGCTTCTACATCTCCAAATGGAACCTGGAATACTCTTCGTCCACTTAGATTTAACTGCACATCAGGTGTTCTGACCTCCGAAAATGGACAGGAGTTTAGTGGAGGAACTACAGTTAATAATACACTTACACTTGCTGGAGGAGTTCAAACAGAAAACCCCAATACTGGGCAGGTTATAATAGGATGGGAAGAAGATTTTTGGAGATATAGATTTGGTGGAACTGGTACACCTCTTGGAATTAGAATTGATAACTATGATAGTGTTGCAATAGAATTAAGAAGAAATGGAAACATTGTTGCAGCTGGAACAGTAACTGCAAGTTCCGATATTAAACTTAAGGATAATATTAAGGTTATTGAAAATCCAATAGAAAAAGTGTCCAAAATTCGTGGTGTTACATTTACAAGAAATGACTTGGATGATAAAGAAAAAAGACACGCTGGGGTAATTGCTCAAGAAGTGGAAAAAGTTCTTCCTGAAGTTGTTTTAGATAATTCTGGAACAAAATCAGTTGCTTATGGAAACTTGGTAGCACTATTGATTGAAGCAATCAAAGAACAACAAACAAAGATAGATAGTATAGAAAAGAAACTAGAAGACTTAATAAATAAACAACAGGAAATCTGATAAATTATGGCAGTCCTTGGTGCTACTTCATTAACTGGTTGTACTTCTATACCATCCTTTATGGGAACTGGTGCTAGAACAACTTTTAGAATGGCAACTGTTCCAGTGAGTTGGACTAAAGATACATCAGTAGATATTGGAACTCTTCGTGTTGTAAATGGTTCTGCTGTTCCTAGTGGAAGTCTTATATGGGACCAAGTATTTACTACAAGACCTTATTCTAGTGCGATTGGTCCAGCAACTGATGGATGTTCAGTAGGAGCAGCTTCAGGAACAATAGGACTTGCACAGAATAATGCTCATCCAAGTGCAGTTCCACTATCTGCAGTATCTGAAGCTCAAATTACTGCTCATAATCATCCAGGAGTTGGTTTGCCAGGATCTATATCATTAAGACCAGGAACAGTAAACTCTGGTTATTTTGGTCGTGTTCTTACTGCAGTTGGGTCTGCAGGTGGTGGTGGTCAGCATCAACATCCAACTCCCACTAATGGAAGTCATACTCATCCAATTTCACCAGAAAGTCCTCATACCCATACAATTTCTGGAGCACACGATCATAGTGGATATAGTGGAAGTGTAGATTTTAGGTTGACTTATGTTGATGTTATCATAGCAGTAAAGAATTAATAAAATGGCAATATTAACAGTAGATAGTCTGACAGGATGCAGTTCAATACCAAGTTTTATGGGAGGTTCTGCAGATACTCCAGCAAATCCAACAATATCAACTTTTTGGCAAACAAGTGCTCCTACAAGTTGGACTAAAGTTACAACTTGGGATAATACTGGATTAAGAGTAATTGGAGCACCTAATGGAACTACAATTACAACAGGTGGAACTTTGCCATTTACTCAAACTTTTACAAGTAGGTCAGTTGGACCAGGAAATAGCGGTTCTCAAAATTTAGTTGGAACTCAAATTTCTCAAACTACAATTACTGCACCTGCAGCAACAGGGGATATGCAATCATTTACTTCTACAACTGAAAATACAACAATTGATGGGACACAAACAGGAGCACATGCAGGACATACTTTCCCAGTTGCACAAGGACTTCAAAATAACACAGTAACTACACCTGCTCCAGTTATAAGTTGCACTAATGCTCCTACTCCATCAACAACGGGAAATCCAACTGTTGGTGCTGCTGCTCATAACCATCCAATTAGTGCCCCCCATACACATCCAGTTACTATTGTACAACATTCTCATAACTCTAGTCCAACTGCACAAGGAAGTCATTTACATGCATATAGTGGAAGTTATGACTTCAGTGTTTTATATGTAGATGTTATTTTAGCAACAAAGAATTAATCATTATGGCAGAACTTCAAGGGTCAGCATTAATTAACTGTTCATTCATTCCAGACTTTATTCCATCTGGAACTTATATGCTATTTGATAGCACTAATGCTCCAGTAGGTTGGGCTAAAACCACAACTCATAATGACAAAGCGTTAAGACTTGTGAGTGGTTCAGTGACTGCACCAGGAACAGGTCAACCTTTTTCTACTGTTTTATCTTCTGCTCGTTCATTAGCAACTCCAGGAACAGATGCCAGACAAACAGGATATCAACTTGCTCCATCCCCTCAAGGTATAACACTTGGAACTGTTACTCCTCCAGTAACAATTGGATCAGTTTCTACTACACCTGGAACTCACACACATCCATATTCATTTAATAGTGGAACTCAAAGATCAGCTGCTGCTCCAGTTACTCCAAGAACTACTTCATCACCATCACCAGGATTTGTATCACAAACTCCAACAGGTGGTGGTGGTCAGCATACTCATGGTCCAGTGGCTGGACTTCCTCACTCACATACATTAACATCCGACCATAACCATACAATTTCAGAATCTCCACATTCTCATCCAGCTGGATTCACTTCACAATCATTTGCAGTAAATTATAGAGATATAATTCTTGCATCCAAAACTTGACTTTTTATACAAAATACCTTAAAATTGCCATTATTTTCATCATAAAATGAATTCAAAGTTATTACAGAATAATTATATTGTTATACCAAACTTTATTTCTTCATACAGAGCAAAAGAACTTGCATCTGAATTTGAAAACCATTGTAGAGGAAAGAATTTAAGAGGTGATCCTCAAGCACCTAATTCATATTCTGATTATAATTACCTTTCATTCCTAGAATTACTAGCAGAAAAGACACAAGAGGTTTCTTCAATTCTAGAAGAAACTGTTTTGCCAACTTATGTTTATTCTAGAGTTTATTTTAATGGCAGTGTTCTAGAAAGGCACACAGATAGAGATGCTTGTGAAATATCTTTAACTCTTCATTTAAATGGTGATAAACCTTGGGATATTTGTATTCAAACTCCATCAGGTGAAGAAAGGTCTGTAACTCTAAATCCAGGAGATGCAATGATGTATCTTGGTAGAGTTGCAGAACACTGGAGAGATGCCTATAATGGAGATAGTTATACTCAAGTATTCTTACATTATGTAAGAAGTAGAGGTGATTGTTCTTATACTTATTTTGATAAGAAAAAAGAAAATGAAAAGGTTAATCAACACACAGAAGAAAAGAAGGAGGAAACCCCAAAACCAATGACTACACCAACTTTAATTGTTCCCAAATCTAGAACTCCATTAGAGAATTACATTCATGTATTTGATAATATTCTCCCTAAGCACTTTTGTCAAGAAATTCTAGAAGAGTATCAAAATTGTAATGAATGGGCACCTGCTCTTGTATCAAATGGAGAAGAAAATAGATATACTAGAAATTGTGATCAAATTATAATTTCACACCAAGATATCATTTCTCATAATGAAGACATTAGAAGATCCATTGATGAAAGAATTCATAAATGTATGAGAGGAGCAATGGAGTCATATCAAGAAAAGCATCCATTGTTCAATGTTGAAATTGATACTGGATATCAACTGTTAAAATATGAAGAAGGTCAATTCTATACTCAACATACAGATTCATTTAAACAAGAACAAAGATCAGTTTCTTGCTCTATTCAATTGAATGAAGACTATGAAGGTGGAGAATTTGCATTCTTTGATAGGGAAATTATGATGAGAACTGGAACTGGTTCTGTAATTATGTTCCCATCAAACTTTATGTATCCTCATGAAGTTATGCCAGTTCAGAAAGGAACTAGATATTCAATCATTACTTGGTTTGTATGAAACATTATTATGTGAGAAAAGTATTAGATCATGAGCAATTGAAAGTTGTCAATGATGTAATACAACAATCCAATCAGAATAATTTTTGGAATGATGGTTTGTATAGTGGTGGTGGAACTAGAAGTGTAAAAAATAATGTGGAGTTAAATAATCCACAATTATCTCAAACTATTAATGATATGATTATGTCATCTCTGGATAGAGATGATGGATTTATTAACTTCACAACACCAAGAAATACAAATTTAAATATTATTTCCAAAACAACTTCTGGTGGATACTACAATCCCCACTTTGATAATTGGAATAATGGAGATTATAGCACAACTGTATTTCTAAATGACCCTAGTGAATATGATGGTGGTGAGTTGTGTCTATATATTGGAGGAGAGGATGAAGAAAAGATTAAACTTGATGCTGGATGGGCAGTAACTTATTCAACTGGCATCATTCATAGAGTCAATAAGGTGATAAGAGGAACTAGATATGTTTCTGTATTCTGGACTAAATCTTTAATTTCTGATCCTTTTATTAGGTTTATACATGGAGAACTGGGTAATATTCAAAATAAGTTACCTGCAAATGAGCATTCAGTTCATTTACCAAATTGTATAAGTACCTTAAATGATCCTTATTTTCTTTTAAAAAACTTACAAACACAAATACTTCGCAGATATGCATCTTGAATAGGAGAATAGAATTATGCAACAAATGAAACCAGGGGACTTTTGCCCTTTGATTAGGAAAAAGTGTGTTGGATTAAAGTGTAGTTGGTACACTCAAGTAAGAGGAATGAATCCTAATACTGGAGAAATGGTTGATAACTGGGGATGTGCAGTTACTTGGTTGCCAATGCTTCAGATTGAAACTTCTCAACAAGCAAGACAAGCAGGTGCTGCAGTTGAATCATTTAGAAATGAAGTTGTAAGGTCCAATGCACAAAATCAACAACTTTATCTTGATTATATTGAAGAACAAAAGAAAAGTTCTGGAGTATTACCTGCAAATGTAACTCCATTAGACACTCCAATAAATATGATTACCCCAGGAGAAGAGGATGAACACAACAACAATCTATAGAATGGCACATTTTCCAGCAGATACTAGTGTAATTGTAAATGAAGAAACTTTGTTTGGAATTACTCTAGATTGGGTCCCTAAAAATGTTCATGCTGTTCAATGGTATGGAGATGAGATTGGTGGTGAAATTGAATTCGAACCCGAAGGAGGAATACCTTGGGGACCAAGACCAGAGAATGAAAGAATTACTGAATTAGGTCAGTGGCAAGGTATCATTGATGCTTTTTATGAAGAAAAGCAAAGAAGAATAGATGCTGAACTTGCTGCAGCAGAAGCAGCAGAGGCAGCAAGAGATTATTGGGAAATATTAAGAGGCATTAGAGAAGAACTTTTGTTGAGAAGTGATTGGACACAACTTCCTGATGTTTCTTTAACTGAAGAACAAAAAGAAGCATGGTCCATTTATAGGCAGCAATTAAGAGATCTTCCTGAAGGAATTACAGATCCAAAACCAATGGTTCTTGCTTATTATAATGGTGAAATTCACCCAGATTGGCCTGTTCCCCCACAATAAATTTTAGGAGAAAACTATGAGAATTGGTAATTATGAAATCAGACCAGGAGTAGATTTAAGTGGTGTTGATTTAAGTCATCAAGATCTACAATATGTAAATCTTCAAGGTGCTAATTTGTTAAATGCAAATCTTGAAGGATGTAACTTAAAAGGTTCTAATTTAAGATTTGCTAAATTAGAACATTCTAACCTAGTAAATGCAAATCTTGATGATACAGATTTACAAGGTGCAAATCTACAAAATGCTAGACTTGATAATGCGTCAGTTAAAGGAATGAATTCCTCTCCTGATACTAACTTTTTAGGAACTATCTTTGATCCTAATATTTCATCTTCTAACAATCATAATACTAGAGATTTAGAACTTGAAGTACAAGAACTAAGAAAGTATAAAGAGTTATATGAAGAAATTAAATCTAAGATGATTCTATAAGTATTAAAAGCTATAACTCATCTTCAAACCTGACAGAGTGATCCTACTCATGATTTCACTTCTTGTCAACTTGACATCCTCAAGACCTCATGTTATTATGTAAAAGTCTTGAGGATTCTTTGTAGCTTTGAGAACTCAGACCTGTCCTTGGTGGTGGACAGTTTACTTGGTGTCCTAAGGGGGAGTGGTGTCCCCCTTTTTTTATGCTATCCTATAAGGATAGTCAAAGAAGTACAGATGCCAGTCAATCTAGAAGTCAAAGGTTCTCTTGCCAAATGTCTGGCAACAGAGAATCTTATTGTTGAACACAAGAAAGTTTCTACTGCATGTTTTGATGTAGATCGTAGGGTTCTTACTCTGCCTATGTGGGATAAAGCATCTGCAACTGTTTATGACCTTCTTGTAGGTCATGAGGTTGGTCATGCATTGTTCACCGACAATATTGATTGGACTATTGATTATCCTGAGGTTCCTAAGGATTTTGTCAATGTGATTGAAGATGTTCGTGTAGAGCGTTTGATGAAGAAAAAATATCCTGGTCTTTCTAAGACTTTCTATACTGGTTACAATGAGTTGAATACTGACGATTTCTTCTCTACTAAAGATGAAGATCTAGATAAACTTTCTTTTATTGATAGGATCAATCTTTACTTCAAGATTGGTGCATTCCATAACATTGCATTCTCAGATGAAGAGAATGAGTTTCTGACTCGCATTAGTCAGTTGGAAACATTTGCTGAGGTTCTTGAGACTGCAAGAGATCTTGTAAAATACCTTAAGTATTCTCGTAAGAAACTGGATGAGATTCCTCAGATTTCTCAGGATAGTGGTCAATCTGGTGGCGAAGAAGTAGAACTGCCTGATGATTCAGATGATTCTGCGCAGCAATCTATGGATATTGAGCAAGGTTCAAAAGAATCTTCTTCTACTGATGGTGAATCCCAAGGTGATGAAAAAGTTACTACCAAACAAGAGGATCCCTCTGGTGGTGGTCGTGAACCTAGTGATAAACATGGTGAGTTTGAGTCTAAAACTTCTCAATCATTTGATGAGAAGGCACAAGACCTGACTGATAAGTATGGGGAAGAGAGTACCTATGTGGAACTTCCTGAGATCATTCTTAAGAATGTAATCATCCCCAATGATTATATCCATGCCAAAACAAAGGAGCATTATGAAGATGGATCTCATTGGGTCAAGGAATGGCATAAAGAAGTAATTCAAGAATATGTAAAGTATAAGAAGTCTGCAGAGAAGGAAGTATCCTATCTGGTAAAAGAGTTTGAGTGTAAGAAATCTGCAGATCAGTATGCTCGTTCTACTACTGCTAGGACTGGTGTTCTTGATACTTCTAAACTTCATACTTACAAGTACAATGAAGATTTGTTCAAGAAGATTTCAGTGATTCCTGATGGTAAGAATCATGGTTTGATCTTTATTCTTGACTGGTCTGGATCTATGTCTAACTGGATTCTGGATACTTGTAAGCAGATGTATAATCTGATCTGGTTCTGCAAGAAAGTTAATATCCCATTTGAGGTGTATGCTTTCACTGTGGATTGTAATTCTTATGTGGATATTCAACCTGATCATCCTCCAATCTATAAAAGAGAGGAGAATGTTATTGCTCCTGAGAAGTCTTTTAGACTCCTTAATTTCTTCACTAGCAATACTAGTTCACGTGAACTAGATGAACAGATGAAGAACATTTGGGCTGCTTGTTATGCCTTCCAGAAAGGAAGTGGTTCTGCACCTAGACATCTTGATCTTTCTGGTTCTCCTATTGGCGAAGCAATGCTTACTCTTCATGCACTCATTCCAGATTTCCAAAGGAAGAATAAACTGCAAAAAGTAAATGTAGTGTTTCTAACTGATGGCGAAGGGTATGTCAATGCCAGTACAATTAAGAAGCATAAAGGAAGTGGCAATGAATACATTGGTCTAGTCAGAGCATTTAGTACTACTGTTCGTAATAGGAAGAATGGTAGAATCTATCCTCCTTATGAATATGGTAACTTCCCCAAATATTCTAAGGTTCTTTTGTCTACCTTGAAGGATAAGTTTCCTACTGTTAATTTCATTAACTTTAGGGTTGTTCCTGGCAGGGATTTGAGAACTTGTTATGACTGGTATGGAAGGGAGTATGGAGAATATGATAAGGTGAAGAGTGTGTACAAAAAGGAACAGTTTATTACTTTCCCTGGTACTGGTTATGATCAGTTCAATGTGATTCCTACTACATCACTTGCACAAAGTGAGGATTTTGTTGTGCCAGAGGATGCTTCCAAGGCACAAATTAAATCTGCATTCACTAAGATGCTAGAGAAAAAGAAAACAAACAAGAAACTTCTGTCCTCTTTTGTAGAACTAATTGCATGATGTGACAATTTGGGAACTGTCTACTAGAGGGTTCCCAACCCTAGTATCTGTGCTATCATTACAAAGTAATCAACCCAAGACCATGCAAGAACAACTTATTACATTATTAAAAGATCAGTTTGGTACTGATATTGATGTTAATGCAGTTAAGTCTGTGGCAACTCAATTGAATACTAGTTATGCTACAGCATCTAAGTATCTACAAGCATACAAAACTGGTCGTGGTAAATGGAATCTGGAGACAACAGTGAAAGAATTAGAAGAAACTTATAACTCACCTGCTGCTGAAGGAAAAGATACTATTAACTCCCTCTCTCCAGTAATTCAAAACCTGATTCCCAAAAAAGATGATACCTTCGTCAGCTTTGGTAACTTTAGTGATATTAAGAAAGTTGTATCCTCTGGTCTCTTTTATCCTTCCTTCATTACTGGTCTTTCTGGTAATGGTAAAACTTTTGGTGTAGAGCAAGCATGTGCACAATTGGGTCGTGAACTCATTAGGGTCAATATCACTATTGAGACTGATGAAGATGATTTGATTGGTGGTTTTCGTCTTGTAAATGGCGAAACTGTTTGGCACAATGGTCCTGTGGTTGAAGCAATGGAACGTGGTGCAATTCTTCTCCTAGATGAGATTGACCTTGCTTCCAATAAAATCATGTGTTTGCAGTCAATTCTTGAAGGTAAAGGTGTCTTCCTAAAGAAGATTGGTAAGCATATTGTACCTAAGAATGGGTTCAATGTATTTGCCACTGCAAACACTAAAGGCAAAGGTTCTGATGATGGTAGGTTCATTGGCACCAATGTTCTCAATGAAGCATTTCTTGAGAGGTTCCCTATTACTTTTGAACAGGAATATCCTACTGTAACTGTTGAGACAAAAATCTTGACAAAAGTTGCGCAATCCCTTAGTATTCCTATGATTGGAGAGCATACTGATTTTATCAAGCATCTTTGCACTTGGTCTGAGATTATTCGTAAGACCTTCAATGATGGTGGTATTGATGAAGTAATCTCTACTCGTCGTCTTGTCCACATTATCAAAGCATATTCTATCTTTGGTAAAAAGGATAAGGCACTTAAGGTTTGTTTGAATCGCTTTGATGATGAAACCAAATCTACTTTTGTAGAGTTGTATGACAAAATTGACGCAGAGTTTGAACAAACCGAAACACAAATTGCAAGTGCCTAAAGGCATCTTGCATATATAAAAACATACTCACTTTACTGTAATCTCTATGAGCACTATTTTTCTAGAAAAGGATTCAGATACAATCTACGAAGAACTAGAAGAAGATAATAATAGAGAAGAGTTTGAAACAGAGTATAGGGAAGATAGAATGGATCAAATGATCTCCAAATATGGATATTGAGGAGGAACTATGATCCAACAAATACAAGAACTTATTGCCAGGGATCATCAGGAAGACCTAAAACAGTTTGCAGAATATCTTGGTGTTGATTACGAAGATTATCTTGAGTTTCTGCATCCTGATGTTGACTTTGATGATTATTCCAGGTAATATGTAGGGGTGGAAGGTTGCCCCACAGAGAGTGAACCCAAAGGGAAAGGGAGGCAGACAATGCTACACAGTAGTTGGTTCGAGTCCAACCACTCTCTACTTATGGGCATCAAAGGTCCAAACTTTGAATAAGTCCCGCCCCCTCCATGCCTCTTAACAATGCACAAACAGGAGGGACTATGGGCATATGGTGAAAGGGATATCACACGGGTCTTCTAAACCCTTATTCCTGGTTCGAATCCAGGTATGCCTGTTGAACACTGAATTGACTATGGAGCAAGATGAGTTAGGTTGGGTGAGTAAAAATATGGAATGGGCAATCATTCCATATGGTAAGAAGTTTATGACCATATACTGTGGACAGCAAATTTCTGTTCATAATACTATGGACACTGCTAAAAAGTTTATTCAAAAGGAGATGAAAAGAAAGTGATTAAAAGCATTGAATCCATTCATCAGTCTGAAGATAGAACTGTTTATGTTTCTGCTGTTATTGAAGATGCAGTAGAGGTTTATGGTCAAACTTTGTATGATCCACCTGAGTATGGTCCTGCATTGTGTGAGGCATCTTTTGAACTAGATGAAGATGAGATTCTTCCAGATAATGAGCATGAGTTGCTGCAATTCTTAGAAGACCTTGACTTAACTTGGGATTTAGTTGATATAACTGATTATTAATTAGATTAATTTTTTGCCTAGATAGTTAATAATATGGAGAATTAAATGGAATCCATATTCTTAACTACTATTATTTCTTGTTCTCAAGCAATGGGAGCATTGAATAGATTAACATCTGTAGTTGGATTGACTGAACAACAAAAAAATGAAATAGTTGTTGAACTTAGAAAAATTATCCCCTCATGTCCAATCACCATCAAAAAAGATGAGCACAGAAAAAAGTAAAGCAATAGATCTTATGATTGAAGATCTGCATACTGTACACCCAGAAATAAGATGTAGAGCAAAAGGGCAGGGGTGTGAACAGGAATTAGATGTAATTAAAAGACAACTTATAGATTACTTAAATTTCTTAAGAAAAACACCATGATCTATTACTATTCATTGTTTACTATATTTGCCATTATTTTGACAATGATGGTAATAGATCCAAATGTTTCTGATTATATTGTTCTTCTTTCTAAACTTGTAAAAAGTAAAGTTGAAAGACTGTATTGGATGATAAGATTTCATCCAATAGTTTTTTCTAATCCAGTGGCACAATGGTGGATGATGAGAAAACACATGAAGACAGTAGAGAAACTGGCACAAGAACTTTCCAAAAGACAGGATGATGCTGTATAATACATGTATTGAGTGATTTTCCAATGACTTACACAGCAAAACTTAAAGTTCATTTTGATACTGAATGGACTCCTTCATATGGTAGTTCTCGTCTGTATGATGATGAAATTCTTCCAGAAGAGCATTATACTTTTGAGATTCCTGCTGAAGATGTCAACATCACGCAACTCTTTCGTTTCTTTGCTACTATTGCTCGCACAATGGGACATTGTGACCAAAACATTATGAAAGGTGCTTGTGCACTTGTATTTAATGATATGCGTAGTGAACAAGACATGAGAAAGGTTGCTGATGAATATGATCTAATCCTGGATGAAGATCTATCAGAAAAAATAAAAGAAGCAGTTAAACTAGAAAAAGAGAAGGATGCTGAATGGCAGCGTATTTCCCAAAGTTTAGATTCTTGTTATAAAGCCAAACTTCAACTACTTCAACAACGTCTTGTTGATGAGTTTGAATTCACAAAAGAGGCAGTAGATAACCTTCTGGAATAATCTTATGGAAATAACTAAAATTACTCCACATTCCACTGTTCTTGTTTTGAATTCTAGTTATGAACCATTGAACTTTACAAATTGGAAAAGAGCAGTTGTATTACTTCTCAAAAACAAAGCACAAGTTCTATCACAAAGGGTCATTAGACTTCTTAATTATGTAAAGTTACCATTGTCTAAGATGATTGAAACAAAACCATCTAAGGCAATGATTTATAAACGAGATGATAATAAGTGTCAATATTGTGGGTCTACAAGGTCTTTAACTATAGACCATGTTATTCCCAAATCTAAAGGTGGAGGAGATACTTGGGATAATTTAGTGGTTGCTTGTTGTTCTTGCAATGCCAAGAAGGGGGATAAACTTCTAGAGCAGAGTGGAATGAAATTGTTGAGGCAACCTAAACAACCTTACAATAAAGTACTTTTTACCTTAAATAAATCAAATGTCAAAGAATGGAAAGAATACTCCTACCAGTGAAGTATTTCCCTATGATCAGTTCCCATTCAAAGTAATCCACAAGGATGGAAATGATAAGAAAACTTGCTATTTCCAGTCTCAGAATCATGTAGACAAATATCTAGAAAGGTGTAAATTCAATTCAAAGGATTATGAAATTTTTGTCAAACCTGGAACATCTGTGGAGACTGTGGGCAAAGTCACTAGGAGAAAAAGCACACCAAGAAAAGGAACTCGCAGATCAAGTAGCAGTAATTAGAACAATTATCTTTGCTACATATCTCGTGACGAACTGCTTTATTGTGGCAGGTGTGATTCGTCATTGGAACGAAAAAGAAATTAAAGTTGAGGTGGAAATTTATGAAAATCAAAACTATTCAGAAAAACTATACCCAGAAAGATGGGACAGTATGGGAATGGATGGAATCACCAGAGTTGAAGGAGTTTATCACTCAGGAACAATCAAAAACAAAACAGGTGAGTTTGAATGACAAGTGAAGTTGAATGGGTTGATGATACATTTTATGTAAAGGAACAACGTTGGGGCACTTGGGTTTCATATGGAAAAGATGACAAAAGTATTATCACATCTCTCACTCAAGAGCAATGTATATCAGCAACCCGTTTTTATCTTAAGGGACGGCAAGAAGGTTTCATTGAATCCCAAACTTATGCAGGTCAGGTAGGTGGAAAACTCTAAACCATATCATGTATTTGATTATACAACTCCTTGGTTTGAATGGTTGTCATATTTGGAATGTTGTGCTAGTCTAGATGTACAACCATCCTACTCTAGATGGTTGAGATACAATTCTTACTTTAATCTTTATGGAGTAAAGAAATGAGCAGAACTTACAGGAATACTAATGGTATGCACAAATATGCATACAAATATCCTAGAACAGAAAACGAAAGAAAACTACTTGATGGAGTTCTTCATGATTGTGAATTGTTTGAATTTCCAGTTTCAAAACTGAATCACATGAAGGCAAGAGAAAATAATCTTCCATCTTGTTGGGATGATCGTGTTGTAAGTGCTTATTATGAGGAGGATTGGAAAGCAAGTTAAATGCAGAAAGTATTTGAATCAATTCTTGATTATGCAAATCATTTAGAACAACGAATTGAAAAACTAGAGCAAGAAAATATAGAGACCACAAATATTCTTTATGAACTTCAAAACACATTAGAGCAAATTCAATATGACACAAGACTCTCTAAAAGTAACTGAAAATGAAGATGGTTCATTCCAACTTGATTGGGATGAAAATGATCCCAAGTGGTCTTTTTTAAATGATAAAGATCAAGAATGGATTGAAAACTGGTTTAATAATGCACTAAAAGAAAGATTAGAAATGTATAAAGACAAATACACTATTCCTGTGGAGGAAGATCCTATCACAGGAGAACAATTTATTACTTTACCAAAGGAATGTATTGAAGCACTGAAAGTATCAGAAGGTGATACTGTAGTGTGGATTGATAATTGTGATGGAACATTTACTCTCAAAAAAGCATGAAACTGAAACCTATTCAAACTTGTGGAACTTCTGATGGAGAAGTATATAATCTGAATATTGCATTTAGTGACCAACACGCTATAGCATTAGAAGGACTATCTCACGAAGATATGCTACAATTAAAGTCCTGTATTGATTGTATGTTAATTGAGGATTGACTATGAATACTTTTGGTAAAGCAATGCAAGAATGGTGGGATTCTGATGCTTGTAAGGAGTTGCAAAAATCTTTTGAGCACGAAAAAGAACGTGCAATAGGAAAGTATTTTATGCTTTCCGAAGAGGATAAACTTGATATGGTTAAGGCAATCTGCCATATTATGTGTAAAGCAGAAAGTGAAGGAACTTCTCATAGAGGACTTCAATCTGCACTTGGAATTTATCCTGCAGGATTCTGGGTGGATCATTTAATGGATGTTCATAATGCTTTGTGGTCTTATTATCATGATCAGAAGAAAGAACAAGAACTAAAAGATGATCTAGATGCCCTTGATAATATCATTAAGTAGTGTAAAGCAAACCAGAAGATAACCTTAAGAAACCAGTCATACCCTAGATAGTATGTTAGAATATCAACATAATTCAGGAAGATTATGACACTCCCCAGATCTAGTAAAACAGACCTAACAACTGATGAATGGAATGAACTGGTTGCCCTTAAGGATGCCATAAACGCAAATCCAGCATCAGTTCATCCGCAAAAGATGGAATTATTTACTGCAATGTTGGTAAAATCTCTTGAAGGAAAAGGTGATGACAAAACTCCAAGTCTTTGAAGAAAAAATGTTTGTTTCATACAAAGATATGAATGGGCAAGTGATGCATGTGGGTGAAAAATACCTAACATTCACGCCATTTAATAGTAAAGCAATTTTAGTGATTTATAAAGGTGACTGGGGTAGTGTGACACTTCTTTAACTGTCCACACCCTATTGACTTTTCCCTCTAGACCTGCTATTATTACAAAGTAATCAATCAAAGGTAAATGACTGTTACTGCTACTCTTTCTGTTGACTCTTCTGCTATTTCTCAAGTTTCTTTTGACTATGATGAAATGCAAGTTGGTGTGACTTATCACAGCAATCCTGATAAGTCTTATGTCTTTGCCTGCAAAGATCCTATTAGTGTAGAAGAGCAAATTCGTACTGCTGAAAGTGTTGGCAAATTGATTGCCAAACTCAAGAGGAATGAGATTCTTGTTCCTATTGATGCTTGATATATAATAAGATAGAGGTTAAGTCCCTGTTATATCCTTATGAGGTATATCACACTTAATCCATCAAATGGAAAGGTGGTCGAGTGGTTGAAGGCTCTAGTCTTGAAAACTAGCGATGTGAAAGCATCCGTGGGTTCGAATCCCACCCTTTCCGCCAGGGAGATTAACTCAGTGGTAGAGTAACTGCTTTACACGCAGTGAGTCACTGGTTCGAATCCAGTATTTCCCACCACGGAATGTAGCTCAGTTTGGTAGAGCACTCGCTTTGGGAGCGAGATGTCGCAGGTTCGAATCCTGTCATTCCGATTGGAGAATAAATACTCCAAATTATCATTCTTATTATGTCACTTATTTCACAAAAAGATAGAGAAATTGCTATCTCTGCTTTAGAAAACTATATCATGAAGTTGAGGTCTGAATCTCAATTTGATGACTCTAAAGTTTCAGAGGCAAATGCACTTCTTAACTGGATTAAAATAGAATATCAAAAAAATGATAATAAATCTTTGGTATAATGCAGATATGAAGCAGTGGCGTTGGACACTGACTGATCGTAATCTTAATATGGAAGCAGGTCAGCAATCAGAACTGCGTGATGCTTTGAATGATGTAGCAAACACTGTAGAGTATTTGATTAACAAAGAAACTTAATTTATTCCGAGTAACCCACAAGGTGTGGGAGCAAACTGTTAATTTGTCATAGGTCAGTTCGATTCTGACACTCGGAGTTAGATGTATTAAATACATCTTTTATGGGGAGTTCGTATAACGGTTATTACTCTGGATTTGCATTCCAGCAATAAGGATTCGATTTCCTTACTCTCCACTATAAAGTAAAAATATGAAACACAAACATCATATCTTGCCACAATATAGAGGTGGTGAAAATATAAAAGAAAATATAATTGAAATTAGTGTGACTCAACATGCTATGTTTCATTATTGTAATTGGTGTTTGTGGAAAGATGATAGGGATAGATTGGCATGGAAGGGGTTGGTGGGTGAAATTGGTAAAGAAGAAATAATAAGAGAGTTGAGAAGTATAGGAGGAAAGAAAGCAAATAGACCACATATTCATACAGAAAAACATAAAAAACTTTTATTGGAGGTTGGTAAGAAAGCACATCATCTTGCAGTAGAATCAGCTAGAAAACCAGAATCTAATGAAAAGAGAAAAAGAACACTTGCACAAATAAAACATCAACAAGGAAGTAAAAACTCACAATATGGTAAAATGTGGATTACTGATGGAACAAAAGAAGGTTCTTATAGAATTGATAAATGTGATTTAATTCCTGATGGATATAGAAAGGGAAGAGTTTGTTAGGTGTGCCACTTCTCAAAGTGTCCACAAAAACACCCAAAAGCACCCAATTTGTGCTATAATTACTTTGTAATTGAGTGAGTTCATGAGCACTGCATTTCTTGATGACATTCAAATTGATGAGTTTGATTGTGTCATTCCTAATGAAGCAATGTTTGATCTTTTTGAAGATAATTGGGAATCTATAGTAGAAAGTAATGTGGAAGATTGGAGTATGATTGTAGAATGAAACTCTTTGATACTATCCATTATAATGACTATGGGCACGAGTGGTATTTCCAACTGTTCTCCCATTATCCTCACTTTGGACTATTGGATGTTGTAGTTCAGTGGGACGAATATCCTGCCACAGAAATCTTCCCGATGTTGTTGATTAGCTTTGGTAGCAGGTCTTTGTGTGGATTTACATTTCGTTGGAAGTGGTTTGAGATAAAATGTGATATGATTACTGCATCACCCAGAAACCTTGAACGATACAGACGAGATTATGACAATTAGAGCACAAGAAGTTATGAAGGCATACGAAGCAGAAGATACTTACAACTTCCCAAAAGATGGAGTTGTTGCTGCTCTCCGTTATGTTGCTGACCGACTTTATACTGACTGGGGAGAACTTCAACACCCAGCATCCGTCATCCATGATATTGCTAATGAAGTGGAGGAACTATGACTGTTGAGAAAGTAAAGTTTGTAACTGTCACCCGTGTGATTGACCCAAAATCTGGCATTCACTATTTGGATTCCGTGGATTCTGAAGGTTTCCATTGGATGGCACAAATGGTTCATAATATCAATAGTGATGAACCATATTTATTGTACAAAAAAGTGTGGTATAAAGACCCCCAAATGCCGTATGATATTTGAGGACACTTGAAGTACTGGCACAGGGAGACCCCACAAGGTCTCCTATTGGTCTATAATAACCTCATAAGCAACCAAACCGATGACTAACTCAATCACTCCCAAAGTAGCATACATTCCTCTGGAATATCATATGTCTGTTGAAGATTTCTTGGAGTGCTGGAAGGATATGGAAATGGAAGATGAACCCACACAAGAAGATTATGATGCTTTTGTTCTTGATAGGGGTAAATCGTATTTTTATGATATGAGAGGAGAACTTGAACTTTACATTCGTTTGGAGGATGCCTGATGACTAACAAAAAAGAAGTAGCACAAAAAGTTCTGGATGCTTGGGGAAATGCTCCATTCCAAATTCACGACCTTACTGATGTTCTCCGTGAGTTAGTATTTGAACTTCAATACTATCAGTTTTGTAGAGAGGAAGGTGTGGAAGATATGGTGCTTGATGCTCGTGATATTCTTGATGTATGTGATGAGTTGGAGAACTTGTGATGAAAAACTATCGTATCAAAAAAGTCACAGACGGACACTCAACCAGATACTACCCACAACACAAAAGATATGGATTGTTCTGGTATAATCTATTTGTAGATGAATATAGGGATGGTGATTATTCTACATTTGAAGAAGCACAGTGGCACCTTTGTAACTATTTGAGGAAACCTGTTGTAAGCACTATAAGAGAGATTGGAATGCTCGTATTACTGGATATGGAGACACATTTGACTTATGCCTCAATCCTCTTGTGACTGAAAATGTCGTGACTGGAAAAAATAATGGTCGTTATTGTGATAGTATGAGAAAGTATCACGAATGTGGAATGGAAGGAAAACTCTGGGAGGCACGGAAATGACTAAACAAGAACTCAAAGAACTTATCACACCAGAGTTTCTTTCCACACTGCATAGTGCTGTAGAATGTTGTAATTGGGATACTGATATGGTTGTGACGATGCAATTTTGTGATTGGTGCTATAGGGTAGCAGGACAACCAGTACCAGAGTATAATATGAGTTTTGAGATGGAGGATGAGGAATGAATAACCATCCATCACACTGCTGTCCCAAATGTGGAGAACAAATCGGTTGGTTGGGACGATTTTTTAACTTCTTTATTCAAAATTATCATAGGTGTGAAAATGAATGAACCATCAGACACAGAAATCCTTGAGTTTCTACTCAATCAGTTCAAATCACAATCTCTCAAAATGAATGGTGAGAGTGAATGGGTGTTTATTAATAGTGGATTTCCTATGAATAGAGCAAAAGGTAAAAGTGCCCGTGATGCTGTGATTACTGCTATGGAGGCAAAATGACTGACGAACAACTAACTTGGGATGGGATTTATCGTTCTCTTGTAGAAAATGAAAATAGTGGATTGTCTTATAATGTAGGTGTTGTAAATTATCGTAATCTCACCGAACACTTGGACGAACTCTACACTAAAATTGCTGAACTTGAAGCACGACTGGAAAAACTGGAATGAGATACTACGAAACCAGAACTTACGAGCACCAGTGTGATTTTGATGCTAAAAACAGAGCAGAAAAAGCATCACAAGATTACTACAAAAAGTGGATAAATCTTCGTAAAGAAGTAAGAGAACTGGTAAAAACTCAAAACATTTCTATTACACCTGAATTTGCTAAACTGATTGGATTGAAATGACTAACGATTGGAAACCTGAAAAGAATATCTCATCTCCTTGGGATGTTGATGCGATGGAGTATAACATAGGACAACCAGTATTGGATACTTACCCAGCAAGCATTCAAAACAACACTTATATTCAACCACAAGGAACTTTATACATCGGAACTAAATGGTATGATGTAGATACCACTAAACTAACTTCTATCAAAGATGTAGAGGCAGTATTTTCTGCTATTGGATTGAGAGTATCTGAAACCAATGAAAACTTTGATAAAGTCAAACATCTTCTCATCATCCCAGAGCAACCTAAAACTCTGGATGAAATCGCACAAGAGTTTGATGAGAAAATTGATAAACTGATTGAGAATACTAAAAACAAGTTCCATCAATCCAAGTATATTTCAGAAAAGTTATACAACACAAAGTTTGATAGAATTAGTGATAACTTTGAGTATGCAAAAGAGAATGGAAACTTCCCACTCAAAGTAAACCTTGCTTATACAACAACTGGATTGAGTGCTGGTTCTTATCAAACCTCTTTTGTACTCAAACAGGGAAGTAATCATAAAGGTTATTATACTTTCGGCAATCGTAGATATTTCAGGTATTATATGCCTGATAAACCTAATCGTTTGGTGAAGTTCTTTATGAAAACTTGTCTTGGGTTTGTGTGGGTTGATGAATGAAATACAATCGTCCTATGAATGTCTTTGAGAAACTCCATTCTGGTTGGTATTGGTTTGGGGAATGTTTTGATGAATGGTGCTATACTATGATGAATGATGATGGAGAGTTCTTCAACTACATTCAAAGTGATTATGTGAAATACGAAGAAGATATGTATTATGACTGACGAAGAATATACACCAAGAAATCGTGAGAAATCCAAACAGGCAAAATATGGGTTCTTTTGGTGTAATTCTTGTGATAGACAACTGGTGCGTGATGGTGTAAAATGCCCTGTATGTGGAACAAAAAACAATCCAAAGAAGATTCGTTATGACTAAACATCCAGCAAACGATTGGGAATGGGCAGATGATGCTGAAAAAGGATTTAATGAGTGGTTCAATCAAGACTGCGGACCTTATACTTGGCAGTGTGAATGGTTCTATGGTGATTGTGAAGTAGAAGACGAAAAGACACGCAAAGACCTGATGTATAAGTGGGCACACGCAGCATATGTGAGTGGTTATGAAAGAGGTCTTTATGGGAAATTGGAGAGAGAAGAATGACTAATCCTCTCCTACAAAAATACGAAGAACTCTACGGAAAAAAAGAAGAACCAAAACCACAAAAGACACACACAGAAAAACTGAAAGAACTTCGGGATACTTCTACTATTCCAATCACAAAACTCACTTCTTATGATAATGAGAGTTTGAATGATAGTTTCTTACAGATTGCTGAAAAGGTAAAAAAC